TTTTTTAATACCCTGATGCACTGCCGGGTGTCTGTGGATAGACTACCTTTTCACCATCATCCACCATGAACTCATCTGTCCAGTTGAATGCCTCTTTGACCACATTCGCAGACAGTCCTTTGTAGACCTGATGCAACTTCTTGTCCTTTGCAGCAACAATCAACTTTGCCTCATCCGCATGTAGACCCTCAAGCATCTGAACAAACATTATCTCACGTTTGTTCTGGGTCAACTGACCATTACCACCCTTGATAAAGTTAAACAGGGTTCTTGCCTCTTGCGAGAGAACAGTGTGTTCTGTTCCCTCTGGTGCCTCATTTGGCGTGTATGGGACATCACCTTCTGGAAGAGCCCATTCAATCTTCGGATCAAACGAAGATTTGATAACCATGCGAAGAGCATCGGTGTTGTACTTTTGTAGATACTCAATCTTGTCCTTCTTGGTCTTCAACTTTGCAACCTTAGTCAAAATCTCTGAAAACAGAGGCGTATATGTATCGAATGCCATTTTAAAATTCTCCTATCGATTCAACGAGATTACGCAATCTCTTTTGTGTAAAATAATTTAGTAGTTTGCTACGGTCACCTTCTGGTGCATTATGCCACTCGTCTAGAATTTTGAAGAAGAGTTCAGCAGGCGATTTGGTTAGGTCAATCAAAGTTTCATTCCTCTGATAGTTTCTCTTAACCTCATCGTTAGGAAGATTACCATCAACGATAGATACAATCTTTTTCTTACTCAGTGGTTTCTGACGTAGACCATCAACAAACGTATTGTCTGGTGATAACACATTAGGGACACCATCACTAGAGTCACCTTTCACAATGTGCTCGTTTAGATATTCCTCTGGGTCAACACCGTTCACATACTTTTTGGTGATAGGGCTGTACTGTGATACATTACGATACTTCTGCAACTGAATAAAATCTTTGTCACCAGAAAGAATAAGTGTCTTACCGTTTTCATATTCTAACTCACCACACAGAACTGCAATAATATCGTCTGCCTCTGCACCATAGACCTCAATAAACTTGTAAGGGAAGAACTCTTTCAGTTCTGCCTTGATGGTATTCAAACACTCAAAGATAGCGTCCCAATTTAAATTAGAACTATCCCGTGTCTTTTTGCGATTGCGTTTGTAGTTGGGAAAGTAGTCACGACGCCAGTAGTGTTTCGAGTCATAACAGAGAACCAGTTCTCCATACTCCTCAAAAAACTTAGTGCGATACATACGCACGGAGTTTAAAATCATGTGTCGAACCATATCAATGTCTGGTTCGACTTTCTTATTCATGTTCAAGTGCATCATCACACTAGCCAGACTTATCTGGTTCATGTCTACTAAAATCATATCAACCTCTATTTATAATCGACGCATTGAAACTCATCATGCGTCTTTCACCCTCGACAGAGAATGGATATACAAAATGTCTCAACCATGAAGGAAACACCAAAAACTTACCAACCTCTGGTTTGAACTTCATACCGTCATTACGAAAACTTTGACTTTCACCAAATGTAAATTCGATAAGTCCCTTTGCCGGATAGTGGTCCTTGAAATCTTCATCCCATTCCTCTGTCATGCCCTTTGGCACCTTGAGATAAATCGCTGCAGAAAAGTCACCGTTATGATGATGAATAGGATTGAAATCCCCTGCATACTGACTAACCACCCAACTCTGTGTCAGGTGGATATTTTCAATAGTTGGTTTTTCTCCTTCACCCACTATTTTATTATAACTCTGTGCGCGGTTTTTGTCAATGTTATAATTTAAATAATCCAAACATCCTTGTTTCATTGTTTGGAAAAGATAGTTACGGTCATCTGCATCCGTGACAGGGATTTGAATTTCTTTGCTTACCTTACCGACAAGCTTGTGTGACCAATCCCATTTTTTACTTTTATCCTCATCTGATAGTACATCATCAGCAACAGTGTTAACAATCTTAACAAACCGTTTTGATACAGTAGTCTCTAGGATTGCAGGGCTGTACGGTTCATGAAACTTCGGGGCCATCATCTTCCTCCATTTTTACTAACTCAACAAAGTCATTTAGAGTATCAACTCGAATGACTGTACGGTGTGAGTTGTCAAGTTCAACTGTGGTTTCCGTGACCACATCTACAAAATTGTGCAGAGGATACTCTAGTTTTGCATCACGGTATAAAAGTGATTTTACAAACTCAATAATGATAGCTAAGTCACGCGAAAAAGTTTTATCTGACATATCCACATCATTATCACTCATGATTTGAATCATGTCCATAGTTATCTTTTGAGAAAGTTCCTCACAAAACTCCATCTCCTCTCGACGGAGTAATTCTTCCTCACTTTGATTTATTACCTTTTTTCGCCACGGACCTCTTATTACGTTGTCTCCGTTTGGGCTTTGGTTCTCCGTCATTTACAATTCCTCTGTCTTCATCATACATTTCTTCAGTATATACACATCCCATATCTGGATAAAATACACCTACGTTTCTTTTTGGATTTCCATCCTTATCATATGCGAGAGCGTAACACCGATTCCTAATCTTGTGTTCCTGATACTCTCCATAAAATACATCTGTCCAATCACCAGTTCGAAGGTAGTTTTGCATATTCCTAACATACCCTTCGTGAATGTTTAGTCGTGCCTCTGCACCTTTAACTTTCTGCCTCACTTGTTGACGAACAGACTTTGCTAAATCCTTTTGTGTCTTGATCCACTTCTTAACATTTGCGGGACTCAATCCGTGGTCATCTGGTAGACTGCGAAGACTTTCATGAATACCTGACTTTCCATAGTCAGGGTTCTTTGCAGCCCTTGCTGCTCTTGCTTTCTCTAAACGTTTTGATGCAGCCTCGCGTTGCTCCTCAGTCATGGGTTTGCGAGGTTTGCGTCTCTTAGGTGCCTTCCACTCACTGTTATCAGTTTTAACAGTTACCTTTTTTCTAGGCATCTCAGTATCCTTCGTTTTCCATTCGTTTCTTCAACTCACGTTCTGATCGACGTTTTGCAGCGTTCTTTGCTTTACGTTTCTTTTGTCCTTTCGTTTCATAAAATTCACGCTCGCGTAATTCATTGAACATACCTTCTTCGGTAAGTTTCTTCTTTAGAATCCTTATCGCCTTATCGACATTGTTATTACGAACTTCAACTCGCACTTAGTTTCTCCTCATGTTAGCAACCTCTGTTGCCTGCTTCTTACCACGAACTGGTACTGCATTAGATTTATGCATCTGGGCAATACCGATAATCTCAGTGCCCGTATACACATTCTCTTTCTTCTTTGCCATTGTAGGATTATAGAATTGGTCGGAGTTAGAGGATTCGAACCTCTGACCCCCTGCTCCCAAAGCAGGTGCGCTACCAGACTGCGCCAAACTCCGTTTGGGTTTAGATTGTTTGGTTTCAGACACGCCCATCTTTTTTAGAAACTTTGCGTGTTGACGTTCTGCCTCTAGAAGAGACTTCGACTTCTTTTTCTTTTTGCGTTTCTTCGTACTCGTAGTCGTATAGTACGAAGGCAACATATGCATTCCACTCATAAAATTAATACTACATCAGTTAGGGGGATTTGTCAAGATGCTTTTTTGTACTCTTTGAGAGTCTTCGCAATAACCTCTGAGATTGGGACAAGTTCTTTGTCACCATTCTCATCCATCTTGGTTGCGATAAAACCATCTGTCTCTAGCTTTGACAACATGCTCTCAATCACATCTGTTAGATTGGTTCTCGTAGACCATCTACCAAGATAATAAAAACCAGCCATGCAGGCAGCGGCAAGTAGTGCGTGAGTCAGTGCGTCCATGAATACCTCTCTAAACTTTTATCATTGTATTATCATATACTATTTAGATAGGTTTGTCAAGAGGTTTATGCAGCAGATTTTATAGTTTCCTCTATTTTGTCTGCGTCTGACTTTAGTTGATTTATTACGCGAGTATCGGGAGTTGGGTTAGACTCCAACTCCCGAATCTTTTGGCGTATACGTTCTACTTTAGCTTCGAAGATAGGAATATACATATCAATCATGTTAGGTTTCTCCCCCTGTACCTATTATGTATGTCGTATTTCTCTACTGTAACAAAACTTTAACAAAAAATCAAGTCACTTTGTCGTTGCAATGAACACACCATTCCAATCTTCAGGCAGCGGTTGAGTCTTCATGAACTCACACCGTTCAATCCACATGGTGTAATAATCTCTCATCTTCCCGTCAAACTCGATACTTAAATCATTACATATTCTAATCGCATGGTCAAACTGCTGTCTTTTATAATACCCATGCATCTTCTCATGTTGTTGTTGAGCAACAAACCAGTTTGTGTTTTTGAACGCCCAATCCATTTCACTCAAAACTGTATAGATACGAATACCCACAGACTTACCCTTGACCGCAAGTTCATCTACCTTGAGATAAAAGAAGTCATCCTCTGTCTTGTCGTATGTTGACTCACCGACGAGTAAGAGACAGCCATACTCCTTACACTTGGATTCGATACGAGCAGCGGTGGACACCGCATCACCTAGAACATCATACGAATGACGCTTGGTACTTCCCATCTCTCCAAGGTAACCAAGGCCAGTATTAATACCGGCACCCATACCGACAGGAGGGCGACCTTCAGAAACGATTTTTTCATTAAATTTCTCCACTGCTTCTAACATCTGTAGTCCAGTTTTCACTGCACTCTTTGGATGGTCATCATCATCCATAGGTGCGTTGTGTATGTGCATTGAGGCATCACCAATATACTTGATAACCATGCCATCAGAGTCTAAAATAGGTTGCGTGATTGCATCCATGTATCCATTCATGATTTCAGTAAGACCTTTTACGTCATCACCAAAACTCTCACCTAACGGAGTAAACCCACGAAGGTCAGAGAAGCAAATGCTAATCTCTTTCTTCATACCTTCTTTGATCAGTGCAGGATTTTCTTGTAACAACCGAACTACTGTGGGTGAGGCATACCCTGCGAACTGTTTCTTGATCTCCATCTTCTGTTTGTATTCTTCCATGAACCGCATGAAGGCAGCGATAGCCCAAACTATGAACATCGTGAGAACTGGATAAGACCAATCTACCAGATAACTATACTCTGTGAACAGATAAGACGAACCATAGAACGTGCCGACAAGAAACGCTGGTAACAGTAACGCACCAAAATACCAAGCAAGGGTCAACACTACAGCGGTCAGGATAAGAGAACCCACACCACTAAGTGCAAGCTCTGCGATATCTGTCCACCAAGGTCGAGTTATGTTCCTGCCTGTCATCATAGTTGCGAGAGATGCAGCAATGAGGTCATGCGAGTGTATGTTACCGACAGGTGTAGATACCACACTTTCAAGCCCAGATGCAGTCATACTCAATATTACAATCTTACCCTTGAGGTCTGGTAGTTTTTCGTGTAGTGGATGAACTGGTGTTCTCCATTTGAAGTCCAACCAGATATTACCGTTGGCATCTGTGTCGATCATCTTGTACTTTGGTATGCGTAGTTTCTCTACCCCTGCGATACCTGTCTTCATCTGATAGGATATATCACCCGCAGCCATGCGTAAGATTTCCATGCTCATGGATGGATACAGTTTTCCATCAGACGCAACTACCAAAGGCATACGTCGAACCACACCATCTCTTTCTGGTGAGATTACCATCATACCAACAGCGTTAGCACTTTCTGCAAGTTTTGGAATAGGACCAACTGCACCACTATATCGATACACCCACGGTTCCCAATCGTTCCCTATCGTAGAGACACCACGAACCACTCCAGAGCTACTGTTATCGTTTGTTGGTATTTGTCCTATGATTGTAGGTGTGCGTTTCAACACTCTCGCAAGTGCCTCGTCTTTACCAAACCTATCTGGGTCTGCGAATAGAATAGGGACAACCACGATTGCAGCACCAGCCTGATAGAGTTCTATGATTTTATTTGCGACCCTGTTTCTGTCCCACGGCCACTGACCTAGTTTTCTGATTGTCTCGTTGTTTATCTCTACCGTTGCGAGGTTAGAGAGAGTCATTGACTCTTGATTACGTTGGTGTTGGTCGAGTGCTTTTAGTCGCACCATATCTAAAAACCAAGGGTCAGCAAAACGTAATCCACACAATACTAAAATCACACATAAAGATATAATCCACTTTTTCATTTTATTAACTTTCTATCATTCTTGGGACACGCTCACACTACATCCACCGACAGTCTGGCAGTTCTGACTCAGGGAGTAAGACAACCCCTGTGTTGTATTGTTGGTTCCTTGTTGTAAGTCTAAGTCTGTTCCATATGATCCACTCAACGTAACTGTGGCAGTGTGACCGTGTGACTTACGTTGGTGTATACTTACATCATTGTCATCATTGTTTATTGTAAGCGTTATATTTTTATCAACATTCTGTTCTTGCATTATATGGACCGAGTTATTATCTGAGTATATATTTATGTCCATACCGTGGTCGCTTATATTATTGTTACTGCGTTGTGACAGTGTAATACTGTTATCATTACCACTAACATACAAGTCCATATCATGACCGCCGTATTCCTGACCGTCATATGACCAGTTACCCGTCCCAGATATTTTATATCCCTGTCCTAGATTCATAGTGTTCCCATCACCAGTAACATCAACTGCCATTGTATCACCATTACAAGTATTTGCTGAACAAGCTTGTTTGGCAACTACACTATTATCATCACCTTGAACGTCCATGCTGATTATATTATCATCACCAACTTGTGTGATATTGACACTATTGTCTGCGACTGCTTCAGTTCTGATTAATAATAATGACAGAATCAGAAGCGTTTTCTTGAGTGTGGAGTGTAACATTACTTCCTGCCTGATTAAGTTGTATTTGTGTTTGTGAGTCTTCACCGATAGTTATCTGAACAATCCTGTTATCAAACTGTCTGTATATTAACCACTCACCGTCTCTAACTATCTGTGTATTACCTTCCTCGTATGAGCCTGGCTCTATTGGATTAGTGGGGAATGATTCTATGCTTGTGAATATCTTTCTATTCAATGCGTCAAGTATATTTGCAAGCAAGTCAACATCTAAAAGATTAAAATCTAATCTACCAAAAACCAACTCATCCTCATCCAGTTTATTCTCCTCCAACATATTGATGTCTAATTCGTTGAAGTCCAATATATTTTTACTAGAAGAACCCTCTTCTTCTTTCTCCTTTGGTTTCTTAATTATCAACAGGTTGTTTATTTGTGATTCTGTTAAGTCAAGGATGACAGGCGGGGTGGGTGTCTTCTCTGCGGCACCTACAACCGTTGCCTGAAATGCTTGATTCAGTATCACCTGTCCTACATCTGACTCAACCGATATCTTACCAACAGAACCATCAGCATTTGGTAGAAGAATGATCAGTGACTTTCCAATCTCATCGACTGTCATACTGAACGCAGTTCCAAGAACACCAATCCTTGCAGTCGGTGTGCTGATTGAAACAGCTTGACGATTGTTCTTTGCGATTAAACCACTTGCATATTTGACCGTGCCCAGCGCAACTTTGAGTCCAAGTCTACTTGTCGTTGGTTCTCGCGAATCATACACAAAATCATCAATAATAAGTTTACTGTGCCTTTCTATCTGCACCTTCGTCTTATCGTCAAACCCAATGCCAACCACACCGTTACCAGTGCGTATGTCATCATTCATTTCTACACCAGTATTCTTCTCCACAGGTATCTTTTCTTTACTGCGAAAAAGGTCTGCTGGTCCTGTCTTCTTTTCTACCGAACCTATGGCTGCAAACGAACTAATCGGCCACAGTAATAGTAACGCTAGAACTAGACCCGTCAGTTGTAACATCTACAGTACTCGCTTCTGCACCTGATTGCGTAACACTGAATGTGTTACTAGAACCAGTTATATTAAGTGTAGTATCGTGCTGTGATGCACCACTCTTCGTTGCTGTAACAGTGTTGCTGCTACCTGTGATGTCAATATCAGTTTTCTTATCTGACACACTGGTCGCAGTTGAGTTTTCTGTAATTGTCACCGAGTTACTTCCACCACTAATATCAACGTCAATGTCAACATCATCAACACCCGTTGCTGTCGTACCGACACTTGTGTTAACTGTGTTTGAGTTACCACCACTAGCATTGATTGTTATATCAACATCATCACTACCAGCGTTAGTATCGTTAGTCGTACCAACCTGTATGTCAATGTCTGATGAGTTACCAGTGATATTTGAAGTGATGTTTGCACTGTCACCATAGATGTCATAGTCTAAGGTGTTACTCGTACCAACTTGGTCAATATCCATAGTGGTGCTTGCACCGCTACTGATACTGTCCTCAGTGCTACTCCCGACACGGTTACCCGTACCGTCCTGATTTATGTTTATAGATGCGCTTGACCCTGTTTGGTCAATATATATCACGTTATCGGCGTATGCGGCCGATGTCATAGTTAACAATGCTATAGACGCAACTGTTAACTTCGTTTTCATTTATCCTCTCCTTTATAGTCCCAGAGTTTTTTTCTTCTACCTTCTTTTACCATTTCAATGACTGCCTTTTCTATACCCTGTCTCACTGCATAATTCACTGGTTCGTTAGTAGAAGTTCCCGTTTCAATCTCCAAAACTTTTGTTCCCATATCATAGAATTTAAATACGTTAATCCCCATGTTTGTACTCAATATTGTCTTCTCAGTCGTAATAGTAATAATAACTTCGCCAGTCAGAACGCTTACCACTCGTAAGCCTATTGTCACAACATCCATTCTCCATTCAGTCTGTGGACCGATACCCATAACTCTGGCACCAATCCCACCTGTGTATTTGTTAGAGTCGTAACCAACCACACCCCCTTCGATTACGATACCCGCAAACTGTAATGCTCCTAATCTTTTTGCTTTATCTCCCTCAAATTTCTGTCTCGTATTCCTTATAAGTTGTCTTTCTTTTATTAAGTTATCTAATCCGCCCCTCTCAACTACACTAAAAAAGTTACCATCTGCCAAGTCCATCAACGCCTTTATCAGATAAATCTCTGCACCCTGTGTAACTGCGCTACTCAGGTTGGCAATATTGTCTGCTGGTTTCCTCTGCCCTGTTTTATCGGCAAAAGAATACACAGCAACCGTGACAGGTTTACCGTTTGATATCGGTGGGAAATCTCTAAGTGCGTTTCCCATCGGCGTGCTTGCTATCTCAGGTGGTTGTGTGATAGCAGAGGCAGCTAAACATCCTGTCAATACGAATGACAAAATCAAACATAATATTGCGTTCTTCATTCATCCTTCCTAAAACCCAAATCCAGATAACGGCACTTCTAGTTTTGTCGTAGTACCATTCAATTCAGAAACCGTCATCGTCAGTGTCGTCCCATCACTATTATAATCGATAGTATTACCCATGATATCTATTGTTCCTTGGTTTTCTGCAGCTTCACCAAATAACTTCTCACTCAACTGTTTACTCAACTCCGCATAAACTCTACTCTCAAAGTTTCTGAGGAATTTGTTTATGTTTGTATTCTCCAACTCTCGTTCTAACTCTCTTTGTGCCGCTGCCTTCTTAGCAATTATTTCTTGTTTTCTCTGAAACGTTAGGTTCTCAATCGTCAACACATGCTGACTGTAACCTACACCACTAAATGCGGGAGACTTCCAACTGTGTCTCAATTCCGAACCGTATGCGGCAGAATGAATCATAACTCCAACTATGATACCCAAGAAAACTCCCATCAAGAACATCGTGAACGCATAACCAAACGCCTCCCCTTTTGTATAGATATATGGGTTATTCTTTCTGAGTTGATCCCACATTCTTTTTTCATTTTCGTTTGCGTATCTCATCCTGCTTTTCCCTCTCTTCCTGATGTTCTAAAATCATAGTGAGTTTTTGATTCAATCGTATCAAGTCATTATCCAACATACGAATACGATCAATCAAAGCAATCAAAGTCACGTTTGCTTGTTCAAGTGTGGGGTCAACTTGTTTAGTTGCCCAGTTCCAAACATAATACACAAAGTATCCAAGACCGACAGCAGCAACAATGGGAAACCCAAAGTCTTTTATCAGCGCAGCAATATCCATCAATCTTTCCTTGCGTCTTTCTTACCATCTGCGCGAGCGATACGGCTGATGTCTGGTTTCACACCAAACGCAGTGCTCATAAGTGTGTCGATTCTAATGATGTCATGGTTCATAGTTTGCACTCTGTTGTCGAGAGCACTAATGATACCCTTCATGCGACCAACGGAGTCCATGACACCATTCAATATAAAACGCATTGTTAAGAATACAAAATACCCACCGGCGCAAGCCGCAGCGATGGGAAAACCGACTTCCTTTATAAAGTCGAAGATTGTTGGCTCCATAACAACTCCAAGAGTTAAATGTTTAGGACCAATTCAAAATCATGTAGTTATTATCAAGACCATAAGTATTGACATGAGTATAGACACTTTTAGGTGCATGACTATTTATCATTTTTACCCACCAATCCATCGGTTCAACCGTACAATGTGCGTTTTCACCGTTGGGTAATATTGTCACTGCTGGTCTAGTGCATATACCTAAAAACACAAATTTCTGTGCATTACTATATATGTATTCAAAGACTGATGGAATTACCTCTTTAGGAATATGTTCCATCACATCTGTGGAATATATCCCATCAAATGGACCTTCTGGTAGGTTTTCATACTCTGGTATGGCAGGGTCGTAGAGTGTGGGCATAAACCCCCACTCTTCGTGCATATTGTCTATTGTGTATTGTCGAGCCTTACCACACCCATAGTCTAGGAGTGTCTTGGAGTCTGTCTCTTTTACCAGTTTTGTAATGTGGTGGTGTTGAGATAGATATGAGTTGCCCGGAAACTTTGTGGCATCATTGTGATGCAGTTTATATTGTTCAATGTATTCTCGTTCAATCTCTTTCATCATGTAGTCTCACAAAATATTCTGCATCAACAACGACAAGTGGTTTACTGTTGTTTCTCTTGATTACCAGCAGAGGTTCGTAGTCACCAGAGTTCTCTGTTGCCTGTTCGTATGACTTCCATACGTTCACTGCCTCTTGGTTCTTACACTCGATTGAGTAAGGAAACTTCTGTCTCGCAGCACGAGCCATGATGAGGTCTTCACCCCCTGCACCCATACTGCGAGACTCAATGTCTTCTGGGTGTACTTCTAGTTCTTCGATCAATAGATTGCGAACCCACTGTTGAAGTCTACGACCTTTTGCTTTTGCACTTTGCGTCTTCATGGGCACACCGTCATATCTTTCACTCGGTGTGGTTGACTTAAAATCCAATCAATCACTTCCACACAATATGATACAGGCATCTTTGGTGCGTCGATATGAGCAACTCTGTCAGTATCAAAACGACCAAATCTTACAATCGTGGTATCTACTCCAAGATAAAATAATTGTTCGTTTGCTTTGTCTAGTGCAGCCTTTTGTACTGCATATGGATGGCGCCAACTCTTATTACCATCAGGTGAGTTTGACCCTATATTGATTATGCGTTTATCGAGTTCTGCTGCCTCATACAACAGTTCAACTTGTTGAAACCCATCGTGTTTGCAGTTTATGAAAACGTCACATTCTTCTAGAGTATCTACTGTGTCATAAAATTTGCTGAGTGCTTCACCTAAACCTCTTCTGGTTCCAGTAATATAAAAATCATTCATCCTCATCCCATTCTATTTCGTCTTCAAGTTCGTTATCTAAGTCCTCACCACAGAATGGACAGAAGGATATTATGTAATACCCCTCGTCCATACTGTGTTTGATTCTAAACTCAGCTTCGCACGAACCACAGACTACGAGACGCATTACTGAATTTCACAGAACCCAGCCGCACAGGCTAACTCCTGTGCCCCTATCGTCATGTCTGTTAGTTCATACTCAGACAACTTAGACCACTCCACTGTTTTGGGCATCTTATCAACTAGGAACTCATACTCTTGTTTTGTACAATCCTGATACGGTGCTTGTTTATATGTATGTTCCGAGAATGGAAGGAAACTGACACCACTCATCCAATCAAAGTTTTCATACACCCACGCACCAACTTCCAACCACTCATGTTCTTTTACAGAGATAGTCACAGACGGTTTGTGTTCACACCAATGTTTCTGATATGTCAACCACAACTCCAACTGTTCAATAGCATTCATATCTGTACGAAATATAGCAGACTGATCTACCTTCATGGGAAATGAGAATACGGCTGTATGACTAGGATTCATTGCATCATCCTCAACAGGAAAACCTTGGTCAACCATCATCTTTGTCAGCGGGTCTTTCTTATCACCACGCACTGTGCGAATATAGTATGGGTTATGCCGTGCATGAATGCCAGATGCAGCATCAACTAACTGTGAGACTGTCCCAGACGGTTTGACGCATGTTATAGCAACACTTTGATTGATTCCTATCTTTTCTGCAAACTCCTTGTTTGTCTTGACTGCCATCTCACGTAGTTCATCCAGTAGTTTATTCAGGCCAGACTTCTTACCGTTTGTATAAGGACAGTCCATAATACCAGTAAGAGAGACGCCTAAAAGTCTCTCTTCCTCACAGTTCTTTTTCCATTGGGACGATACATACTTGAAGTTCACAAGCGTGGACTGAAACGTGCCTAGGATTGTTGCAAGACGAACCTTTTCCAGAAGAGACTTGGGTGTATCAGATGCACGAACCACAACTTCTGATAGATTACAGAACTCACGGCTACGTAGAATAATCTCTGAACAAGGATTAGTACCAAACTCATGTCCTTCAACAGTCCTACGACCATTCTTGTCTGCCTGCTTGTTTGCACTCTCACGATTGAAGATACCACGTTCACCAGACTTGGACTCGTATAGTGCCTTCCACTCATCCATAAAGATACCGATATCTGGTTTCTCTGTATAACACGCAGAGTTATTTGCCAACGCACGTTGACCGTTATCGTTCCACCACTGACCAGATTTAGCATGACGCATACGGTCATCAGAAAGATTGGATAGACTGATAAGTGCAGACCTACGAACACCACCGACTACTACAACCTCTGCAATTTTGCATACGAGGTCATGGCACTCAATCGAAGACAGTTTACGACCCGGCGCATTTTTGAAGATGTTGACTGCAAAATTAAAAAGAGACTCAAGAGGCTCAGGACCAGATGCGCGACCACCAAAAGTCTTGAGTGGTGCGCCAGCAGGACGGACCTTGGACAAATCCCATCGTGGAATCTGACCAATATACAACATGCCAATAAGTTCCTTCAGTGCTTTTGCCCACCCTAACTTAGAGTCTGCAACTGTAATCGTAGTGTCAGTCATATGAAACTGATCAGCGATTATTGGTAGTTGAGATACATATTG